GTTGCGGCTAATCTCAACAGTGATTGAGCCGTCATTCGTCTGAACGACAGTTCCAGCGCCGAGATAACTCCGAGCATCAGGACTGCCTGTTTTATAGCCCAGAGCTCCAGTACCGAACATTGCGCCATATTTATCACCACCTGATTCTGTGACGAACGAGCTGGTGAAAATGGAGACACCGAGAAAGCTTCCCTTGATTCCAGGGCCAGTCATGGACATGATTTCAGGAGATGCCGCTGTGATCAGTGACACAGCGCCAGCCTCTGCCCTAAGGCTCTCGACCATATCAGCGTATTGTCGAGGATGTAACAGGGCAAAATAGGGACCAGGCACCGAGTTAAGCTCCAAAGTGTAAGTGGCGTCATACCAATTATCCATCGAGAAATCCACACCTGTCTGGCCGACTGTACTGGTTGCAGTCGCGACAGCAGCTCCAACCAGACCGTTGAAGTAGGTCTCAAAGCTCATTCCAAGGTCTTGAGCCAGGGAGAGAGGATCGATGTCTTGAGCAAAACCTGTGAGAGTTGCCAGGTCCGAGATATTCCGCAACAGAGCAGAACGAACAACAGCAATATCCACAGCGGCATCAGTCAAAACAGTCTCAGTAACGTCCGTATCTTCGGCAGCAGTATCCACAAATGGATTCCGGCCACCGAGGCCAGCTAGCCGAATACGGGAAGTCGTGGCACCTGTTGAATTGATAGAGCCGTAATTGTTGACAGCCATTGAGCCAGCGTTTGACCAGTTACGGATAGTGGCCATATCTGTGAGCATGACTAGGAGAGCCTGATCGAGAGCTTGAGCGAGTCGCAAGTCAGGAGTCAGGTTGGTAGAGAGAATAGGCATTTTAAGCCCCTTTTATTGAAATGGTTAGTCTTATTTTCTAGCCATTACAACCGGTAAAGCCGGAGACTCTGAGGCCTTGATTCTTCTACAACGGCAATAACTACCGAGGATTGCCATCAAAATACATGATTGACAGATCGTCGTCAACTAGGGAAGCCGAGATATTTCATGATAGCTTTATGGTTCTCTGGTTTCTTCCGTTCTTCTGCTGACATCTGCTGAATTGACTCCATGCTCAACGCAGAGCCAGCTTGAGGCGGTTGAGCAGCTCCGTTGTTTCCATTCGGACGAATGACCGCTGGCTGTTGTGACGCTTGCTCTGGCTGGCGAAACAGACCAGAGACATAGCGGTCCTCTCGAGCTCCAGAGTTTAACCAGTCGACGAGAGTTGGCCGATTCTCTTCCTCCAGTTTCGAGTACCGATATTTTACCAAGTCTTGATCTTCTCCATCCAAAATTCCAGCCTGCTGGAGAGTGTTTTGAATACCTGCTGATTGCTTGAATCCATCGAATTCAGCCGTCAACTTCTCAAACTGTTCGCGCAATGTATCGGCTGACTCTGCTTTTGACTCCCATGCTGACGCCGCTGTCAACTGGTCTGCTAGAGCTGCTTTCTCGGCCTCTATCTTCTCAATATGAGTGTTCTTCGAATTGATACGCTTCAAAAGTACGGATTTAGGTATCATTTCTTCTGATGATTCTGGGGTTGTTTCCTCATCGCTCATGGTAGTTGCTCCTCTGATATACTGTTCGCTGAAATGTTATCGATTATTGCCTCTGCTTGCTCTCGTGATACGCCAAATGATAAGATCACAATCTCAACGGCTGCTGCGGGGCTTAGAATTCCCGCTGATACCCTTTCGGCAACTGTGACCATACTCTCAACCTGCGAGCCGTTAAGAGCCTGAACAGTCGTCTCGATGTTCATGTCTGCGAGTCTCTTCTCTGCTTGATCTTCTGTGATGCCATCCAGAGACGATAAGAGTTGAACTTTGGACATAATACCCAGCTCGACTCTCTTCTGATAGTCCTCGATCAGTGTTTTGCGCTCCTCGATGGATAGAGGGAGGCCCGTGTAAGTCAATCCCCATCCTGACTCTGGAAGTGATGCACCTGCGAGCCGATTCATCAAGACTGCCGTTGCAGTCAGCAGCGCCTCATCACCTCGCCTGAATTGAGGCTCAAACCGTCTCTGTGCTTGTCTCTGGCCGTCTCTGGTGAGGAAGATGGCATAACCAGAGCGAGCATCTCCAGAGCTACGCTGGATGTCAGCAGGTGTAATATCAAAATCAGCGGCAATATCAGCAGAATAGTCTCTTATTGAGCGACCTAATACTTCAGGGTCTCCTCCAGGCGCGAATTGTCCAGCCGTTGCGGTAGTTCCTGGGTCTCTGGGTCCAAGGTTGAGAACGCTGGCAGGGTCAGTGGTTATTCTGGCCTCTCCGCTGACTTGATCGCCTCTCAAGCCTAATACCTCGCAATTGATGAAGTACCGTTGAGGCCAGCTACAATCTCGAAGAACATGAGAGAACAACGTCCAATAAACAGCAGTCTTGAGGGTTCCAGCAACCAGCTCCGAGCCTTCCCAGGCGTTCCAAAGGCGTCCTGTGCGTCTCGCATGATAGAAGGCATAAGGCAGGATAGGAGTCCCGTCCTCAAGCCTGTACGGATAGCTTTCTCCGCTAAATTCGCCTCCTAAATAGTAAGAGGTCAAGTCACGACCATCCTCATCTTCTACCCTGTAATAAGGCTCCCCAGCAATTGACATCATGTCGCGAGTCCATATCATCTCCCCTTCTTCATTGGTCCGTTGGCGATATTCCCAGATAGTGACAGGCTCGTCTGGCGAGTCTGGGTCAGCGTCAGCCCATAGCAAGTCAGCAGGAATAACCCGATAGAGCAAGCGACCAGGGTCTCCCACGAAGTCTACCCTGATTGCTGATTCCCGTTGAGCGATGCAAAGCCGTTGGTTGTTGGCGTCGAGCTGCCAGAGTCCAGCACCGTTGACAAGTTGTCGCATTTCTTCAGCAGCGTCTGGCTCTGAATGGGTAACGATAGGAGCCCGATCGTATAGAATCGATAACTGATTGACGATTGACCTCAAGATGTTCTTGGTGAGGTCTGGCGTCCTCCAGACAGCAGCTCGGGAGGCGTCTATCTCCTCCGCCATCTTCCGTTGTAAATCTTCCAGCCAAGTACCCTCGAGAAGTCGACGCCTGAGCCTGGACTCCTGCCAACGAATGTTAGTGTCTGTATCTGGCGCTGAAGGGTAATCAAGCATCAATCCCACCTAAGTTTATTGTATGTCGGGGTATTTTGGAGAATCTTCATCATAAGGTATCGCAGAGCGTCAGCAGCATGAGAAAACTCGGCGTCTTCTCCCTTCTTGGTGCCTTTCCAGTGAGTCAGACACTCTATAACACTTTTACACCTTGGATGAATAGACAGCTCTCCGCGCCTCAAAGCATAATTGATGATTCGAAGCCCCCAATTCACAGAACCAGCGGCTTTGTACGGTCGGACTAGTCTGAATGGAGAACGGGCCTGATTCAAATGTTGAGCCATCGCCTTCTCGATCAGCTCGCTGACTTTATAGCTAGCCCATCCTTTGCCTGCTTTATTCGTATCAGCAACAGCCAAGTCGACGTCTTGAGGTGCTATCCCGTTTCGATGAAGCATATCAAGAATCATTGTCGCGTCCTCTTCTGGCGCTGTGTCGCCTCCCACGACTTCATCGACTACCCAGACACGACCTGACTCTGTATACAGCGCGAGAACGGCTATTTGATGCCCTGAGACCTCTCCATGGTCTATCCCTATCCCCACAGAGAGATCCCCCCTCGACAGTATCTCGGGAGGCATATCAGCAGAGACTCTCTTCTCACTAAAGGCAGCAAATAGCCGGTCAATAGTGATTCCCTCCCAGGCTCCGAGAGCTCTCTGCTGATAGTCCCAGGGCGAAGCTTGCATCGTATCCAGCCAGTCAAGAACCTGCTCCTCTGAATACCATGGACAGTTTTCTTGATTGAAGGCTGCCACGTATTGAGTCCAGGGCGATGACTCCTTCTCAACCATATCCTTGAGCCAGGTTACAGGCCTTCCAACTGGAGTCAGCGTCAGGATACACTGTCCATTCGTGTCCATCGTCCTGGCCAGGTTCTCAGAAAAGATGCTTTGAGGAGGCGGCTCATCGAGAATAACCAGGTCCAAGCTGTCACCGGCATGAGTGTCGGGTCTGTCCTCATAGCTTTTCAACTGACAGATTGAGCCGTTGACCAGAACGATAGTGTTCTGATTCCAGCCGGTTCCCAACTTGTAATAGCTTTGTTCTGATAGGTACGGCTCCAGAAAGTCAGCCAGATAACGACCCAACACCTGAGACGTTTGCTGCCTGTTAGGTCCAACAGCTCGACACCTCAAGCCAGGCCTCAAAACCATTTCTCTGGCCAGCTTATAGGCCGCATGTCTAGTCTTTCCAACCCGGTTAGCAGCTCGGAGAATTAGCCGCCTCCTATCATCAGCAACAAAGGTTTGCATAGCTGGAGATGGCTTAAAACTTACGAGCTGCATATCTGAGACCTGCTTCAGATTCTGGACAGCTCGCAGGGTAGCCCTATCCATTCGCTTTGAGTCGCTCTATCAGTTTCGGATGAGTGAAGACGTTGTCTGGCAAGTTGAGAACCATCTCAACCAGTTGGTCATCGTCCCATGGGTCTATCTCGCTGGGAGCTGACTTGACCGCGTCGAGCTGTTCTCGAATCTGGATAGCTAACCGCTGGCCATTGATAGCAGCCTGCCAACTTCCGTCAGTGGTAGCTGTGGCGACTGCATCCTCCGCCTCCTCAAGCTTTCTGGTGAGATAGGCTTCTCGGTCTTCCTCCACCTTCTTGACCTTCTGAACTGCTGGCGCCATCTCGATCGGTCGGTTTTTGTTGTAATGATACACCCTTTCCAACATCCAGGCAGCCGCTGACCAGGTGCCATCATTGGCGGCCTTGTGTATTTTGGCCAGCAATGAGGCAGCTCCAGCGGCTTCAGCCTCTTGAACTGCCTCCCTTAAATCGTCATAAGGTTGACCCTTCATTTTGAGCCATTTCCAATAGGTTGAGACGTTGACACCAGAATACTGTGCAGCCAGTTTCTTCGTCATTCCAAGCTTGATTCCGTCGCTTATCTTCTGGATTCTCTCGGGAGTGCAGCCGGGCTTTCTGCCACGTTTAGCCATTCATTCCCCCAAATCTAGCCCTGATAATATCGCAATATTTCGGCTCTCTCTCGATGGCCGTACAATTGAAGCCTTCAAGCTCTGCCGCTAATAGGGTCGTCCCAGAACCACAGAACGGCTCAAGTATTATCCCGTCTTTCGGAGTCACAAGTCTGACCAGCCATCTCATTAAGTTGGTCGGCTTGACTGTTGGATGGATATTCTTGACCTCTCCTGTTCTAGTCATCCCGCTTCTAGCATGCTTCTGACCAGCGCTGCCTGCCTTTCTGCCTGTTACATCTTCTCTGGAACTGACCGGTAACTCCTCGCAGCCCTTCTCACGTTCTGACCTGCTAGGTTTTGGGCAGTGGTAGATATTGGCCGGCCAGCGGCCGTCAACCGGACGAGGCCCACCTTTCCCGCTATAGGTTCCATATATTGCACCGTTCAATCCCGCTGGATCGCCGTTCCATCCTCCAGAACCTTCCTGTGGACCTGGCCAACTAATATCCCCATAAGGAATCCTGCAACCATCGATATTCAGTCCACCTGTCCCCCATTTCAAGACGTTATCAGCAACAGTACCCTCAAGAGGTTTCCTGGCTAGTACAGCAGGCTCTTGAGATGGCTTGAGGGCTGTACCCCAGCCTGACCATTGCTTTGCTTCTGGGGTTGTTGGAGTATCATAGTGGAGTTGACGAGGCGTGTTATTCCATCCCGCGTCGCCAAAACCTCCTAGGCTACCGGTTGGATTATCTGTTACTCGGGATGGCTGTATACCAGCCGCCTTATCAATCGCTTTTGAAACATCCAGCGATTTCGGGAAACCTTGCCACTGGAGCCAGCTAATCAAGTCTCTGATTTCAAACCCGGCATCCTCAACGTTGACCATCAAACGATGGACAGTCCTGCAAGCCGCGAACGCTATCAGATGACCGCCAGGTTTCAGAACCCTGAAGGCCTCTTGAGCAAACTCATCACCTGGAACCTCACAATCCCAATCCTTTGACATGAAACCTATTCCGTAGGGCGGATCGCAGACTATCGAGTCAACAGAGTTATCCTCAAGGCCTCTCATCACCTCGATACAGTCACCACAATGCAAGGTGTGATTGCCAAGCTTGACGACCTCTCCAGGCGCTGTGATGGCCTCGACCTCTTCAGGGAGTTGGTCATAGTCCGTCTCTGACTCCTCGAAGCTAGTATCTGGCGCCTCATTCTCTTCCAGAATTTGAGCGAGCTCGTCATCAGACCAACCTAGACCCTCAAGGTTTATCTCTTCCATGTCCAGGTTTCGGAGAACATCGTCAACACCTGCTGACCATTGAGCCTCTTCAGACAGCTTGTTATCAGCCAGAGCCAACGCTTTAGCCTCAGAGATGGTCAAGTCCAAGAGACGGACTGGAACGCGCTCAAGGCCTAATTTGAGAGCAGCCTTCAATCTGGTGTGGCCAGCTATGACCATCATGTCTTGTTTTCTGGCTAGAATCGGAGCGCCAAAATTGAACCGCTCGATGGAGAGAGCCACTTTGTCAACGACATGGTCATTAACGCGAGGGTTGGCCTCCCATGGGTTCAATTCGGATGGAGCCATATATATGGCTGCACTTTCTCTTTTCATACTGACTCCAGGGTAGGCCTAGAGTATCAGAGAGAAATCATCTATGCAAACTGTGCAGGGTTACAGTCTGATTTTCTTCCATTCTGCAACCTCTGAATACCGAGAAGAAGTCCGCCAGTGATAGAAAGAATCGATCCGTTTAAATACAACGCCTTCCCAGCCATGGTGCAAAGCCTGTCTCAATGCTGAAGCTTTATCGATTCGAGGAACCAGCTCAACAGGATAACAGATGGTCAATGCTTCCAGTACCTGACGCCTATCTGCGAGGGTTCCAGATACTGTAGGGATGTCAAACAGGTGAAATACCTGTCGACCGTGAGGGTCCATCATTTCGCCATCCAGGACGATACCGTCAGGAATAGCAGCCAGAGCCGACAGAACAGAGTCAGAGTTTCCTGGCATCTTCTTGCCCTGTCTCGTCAGGAGCTGGCCGTCTCGATAGATGCAACGGTAGCCGTCGAGCTTTGGCTCTGCTACCCAGAGAGGCGAGGCTATGACCTCAAGGTGTACGCTCCTCCCCTCTGTTATTCTGGTGGGCTTGGGAGGGAATTTCAAGGGATAACCACAACAGCAGCTTTGTACTGGGCGTGAGTACAGAAGTCCTGCATCGCGGCCCGTTGAGACGGTGTCATCCGTTCTCGCATGTTTCCAAGTCGAAATGAGAAGTTCTTGCTCTTGACCTTGAGCTTGACGTCAAATCTTAGCCAACGCTCACTGATTGTATTCCAGCAAAACCAAGCTGCGTCCTGTGCTCGCTTGCCATCTCCCAGCAGCTCTGTGATGCCGAGGATAATGCTATCAATGAAGTCTCCTTCATTGAAACCGGGTTGCGTCTTAGCTGTCCAGACCTCCTCAACGAATGCGTCATAGGCCTCTGAGCCGATGTCAATGGCAAGTCCAGGGTAGTCTGCGACGTCGACGTCTCGAAACTGGTTCTTGTGTTGTACTTGCACCTTTGGAATGCTCGGAGCATCTGGCGAGGCGATATTAACGCGGTTGACTCGCTTTCCTTTAGTTGCCTCCGTGAGCTGGAGATCAATGCTGCTCTCACGTATCTTCTCCTGTATGTGAAGTATCTTCTCATCGAGGCAGCTCCTCTTCTTCTTCAGCTCGATCAGTTCATCAGCCAGCTCCTCGAGGGCTGGCAGGGTTGTGGTGTGCTCGGAGACCAAGCACTTCGAGTCCTTGCGTTTCTTCCGAGCTCCGTATTTCGATTGTCTGATTTCAATGACGTTGTCCTGGGGTTCTGCTTTCATGGTCGCTCCTGGGGTTGTTGCCAGGTCTAGCTTATAGCCAACGGTTAAGCGTTGCAATGATCGAATGGTTGGCACAGTTTATGATCCGAGCTGGAGTTGGAAATCTCATTTGCAGGGTATGCAAACAGGTTGCATAGTGTGTAAAACAGATTGCATAGTACACAGTTTAAATTGTAGGCTGGAACAGGGGGTTTTTGGTGGTATGCAACACAGTTTGCAGATGCGATACAGATGGTTGCAGGGTTGCATAGTAAAAAATTGCAGATCACACGCACGTGGGCG